CCTGCATTGAGTGTAGTCTCTATTATAACTAGGGTAAGGGCCATCATAAAAATACATTTCAAATTTATACTGGTAAGATCCGATGGTGACTTCTGGTGCTGTTAGGTAGGCCAATCGGCTAAAGTCCCAACTATATGCATCTACATTCCAAAACTTCATCTTCAAAATTACGGTTGTACCTAAAAAAGTTATGGTTGCCGTATCAATCAAGTCGGTAGTTTTTCTTGGTTCCACAGGTGGACAGCAATAAATATGGTCTGGTTCCGCTGCGGTTGATATTGCGTTTGTAAGTGGTGCGTATGCCTTTTCAGGAAAGTAAACAATAAACAAAGTACCACTTGCACTGGTTGCAAAATTAATCGGACTTGTCTGCGTTTTTGCAGTTGCCAAAGTTAAGTAAATCTTGATGACTGAACTGGATATTCTTAAAAAATAAATCTTCTCTGTTTCAATCTCGATAGGTAAATCTAAAACATATTTAGTAATAAAGACTTTGTAAATTTTCCCTACCGTAATGGTCCCCCCTGACAAAGTAAGGCTATCAGTAGTGGCATTAATTGCGGTGCAATAATAGGATTGTATTCCAGAGTGAGTGGTTGAGAATTGCATTATGATATTAACCCATGTGACCTGATGCGGGCTAACAGTAAGTTCATTTGAGTCTTTAAATCATCAATGGCTGTTTGTGTTGTCGATACTGCCGTAGCTAAATCTACACTCGAAATCGTATACGCTGTCACATCTGCAACCGCTGCCAATGGCCCTACAAACTCAACCGCTGTAGCACCTGCATTAACTTTGAGAAACTTACTGCCTGCGCTGGTGTAGTTTGCAGGAAAATCGGTTGCGCCTATTAGAGATGGTGACCGCCAGCCCTTAACTCCTGTGGAAGTGGTAGCGTAATATTTGTTATTTCCAGGGTTTGTGGTGTCGTTTACCAAACTTAGTGCTGCCCAGGTTGGCGAGTTCGGATTACCACCTCCCACTATGCTGTCTGTTGTGGTCACATTATTTGCTGCAAAAACTAAACTGTTATTAGTGCTAGAAACAGCCACAGTTTTATAGGTGTTCGTTGTACCCCATACAGATGGAGTGTCTGTCAAGGCAATGAAGGTGGATGCAGTTACATCGGTTAGGGCACCAAATTCCAACCCAGTTGCTGCATCATTAACTTTGACCACTCGGCCTTGGTTTCCTAAATAGGATGATGGCGTAACATCGGATAAAGCCAAGAATTGCCTTATGACTGCGTTGTCATAATCAGCACCTGACAAAGTAACTGTGGATACTTCAATCCCTGTGGGTGTACAGATAACATCGGTGACCACTTCTATGGTTGCGTTACCACCAGTTGCGGGTGCAGGTGGTAACCCTATCAGCACTCTTGGCTGTTCGGATTCGTTATATCCAAAGATAGTGCCTAGGTAGAAACCCTTGCCTATGCTTGGAGCCGTTTGAGTAGAGGTTAGCTTAGGTGTGAAAGTGGTGCAGGTAATGCCACCTGTGACAACACCATCAGTATTATTCTTTCCCCATTGCATTAAACCTGCAGCATCTACCCCTGAGTTGATGGGATAGCAAGTAACAGCCCCACCAATAATCCAAGCCTTAACTGTGGCATCATAGGTGCAGGTAACTGTAGCTGGAACATAAGCCCAAATGAATGCAGGTGCATGATCCAAAGGAATTTCATCATTGACCTCTGAATTAAATACACCATCCTTGGACTTCTTTAAAAGTCTTAGGAGTTGCTTGGCCGTTTCAAATTCAAATGCTACTGGGTCAGCCATTAAAAGAATCCTAATCCTGGTAAAGTTGCAAAGTTGATAGTTCCGTACACATTGGCACTAGTAAAAATGACATAGCTATTGGCAGCACCCGCTGCAGCTTTCTTCCCTGCTCCATTCAGCCTGACTGGTTGAGTAATCTTTACCCCACCCTCAAAGATGGGTGCCCTCTCGTTATCATCCTTCTTGATGCGATAACCCATATCTAGCAAGTACATATCCCAGCCTATAACAGTGGTGTTATCAATCGGGCTAACACTGGTGTTGATTTCGATTTCATAGGTAAGCCGCCAATATTGGAAGCTACCTTCCAGCAATAGTTCGGTGTTAATATTCTTGATTTTTCCTGTTTTAGCTGGGATCGATAACACACACCCAGTGCCTGTGGTAAAAGTAACACTGGTAGAATTCACTTTGCCAATGTAGGTGGCTAGGGTGTAGCTGTTGATGCTCTTAACATTGCAGCCAATCGAAAACACTGGCCTAAACTTTTCCACTGTGATTGGTGGAACAAAAGGATCGCCTGCACTGTTGTTAATGTTCGGTACTATAAAAGGAAAACTGACAAAGTTTACTTTGAAATCTGGTGGTCTTAGGGTGGGGTTTGCTTCCCTGTCTGCAGGTTTCTGGCCAGTCTGCTGGGTTTCCACTTGTGGTGGTGGGGTGCTGCCTTCAGAGGTGGTGGATGCTGCATCAGGGTTAGAACTATATTCAATCGTGACTTTCCAAGTCTGGGCATCATCTTGCTCAGGTGAGATGTTTACAGACTGAGCATAGCTATCATCATCCCCAGGGAAAAGATCCCCAATCTGTGGGCAGTTTGGATGCCCATAAATAGCATCATAGATATTTATATCAGTCTGTTCGATGGTGCTGGTATGGACAATGAAGGATCGCGAAAAAGTGTTCTGGTAACTCTTATCTAGAGTTCCTTTTCTCTCCTGCCATAGCTCCTCAAATAAATCAATCGCCATGGTTAGTTCCTTATGGGTTCACTGCAACAGCAATGGCTTGAGGTCTGGGCATGTTGGCAAAACCTTTATCAAGGATTGCACCGATATCCTTGGCAGCTTGCAGTTGTTGCGCTTCTATTTCTTTAGCACCTTCCATCAGTTGCCTGATTTCTTCCTGAACATTTTTAGCTTTGCCCATCTCATCAACTTTTACTTGGAATTCTGCAGCCGATCCAGCCTGCACTGCGGATGCAAATTGCTGTGGACCACCTAGCCCAGTAGCATCTTTCAGCTTTTTAATTGCTGCAGCAGAACCAATGGCAAAGGCTTTTAGTCCGTTTGGACCTTCTGTTGGGTCTAGAAGTGCGCTCAGTTTCTTTAATTCATTCTGATAGATCTGTAATGGTGTCAGGTTATCAGCTAGGAACTTTTCCCACTTGGGTGGTTCCTTCCTGTTGATCTCATCATTAAGATCCTTAAAAGCATCCTTAGCATCGTTGACCTTAGGAACGAGATTATCTAAGGCTGGACCCATAAGGTTTTTAGGTGGTCCAAATTCAAGCGGCTTTGCTGCCTCTCTTTTTAAAATGTCTAGCTTGTTAATCTGATCATTGAAAAATTTTTCGGTCTTATCAGTCTTGATAGGGACGAATGTAGGAGCTGATGAGACTGGAAGTGGAGCTACAGCAGGGCCATTTTTCCCAAGATTAAAAAGGTTAGGTCCGTGTTCACCTGGTTTAAATTTTACAACTGCTTCAACGGGTTTAAAGTTTTTAATCATATGATGCAGTTCAGCAAAAGTGTTAAGAACTTCAGTGAGTCCAATTATGATTAATTTAATTGTTTCTAAAAGGGAGGAACCAAAGTCTAAAGCTGCAATCTTTGCGCTTTTCATCATCTCTTCTAGATTGAATTCTTCCGCTTTCCCTACCCAACCTTTGAAGAAGTCATCCACTGAATTTCCAATGATCTTAAATACATTTGAAACGAATACACCAAACTTTAAAAAGTAAGGTTTCAACTCATCCAATTTGTTTCCAATGCTCTTGAAGGTTTGGGTGATGGTGTCCGAAAGTTTAACCAGGCTAAACCCTTCAACAAAGTAACCACCTATCTTCTGGAACAAAGCTAGGATGTTATTGCTGGCAGTCTGCCAAATACCATAAAAGCTATTAGCTGTTTTCGCAAATCCTTCAATGTGCTTGGGATCATTGGCTAGCATAGCGATTGCTGATGATGCTTCAGCCACTGACACAGTTCCAGCAGCTACAGCAGCTTTGGCTTCTGCTTCTGAAATCTGCATCCTCATAGCTAGTACACTGTAAGCGTTCACACCCTCTTCAGCTAATTTGTCTAGGGCTGCAGTGGTGGCAAACCCTTCACTGGCCATATCGCCAATTTTATCGACAATCAAAGCCATGATCTTTTCAGGATTTCCAAGGGCTATGCCAAGCTTGTTAAATTGACCAGTTAACACCTGCACTGAATTGGCATCAAACTTCAGGGCAGCTAATCGGGTGGCATGTTCAGCCAAGGTGTCAAAGCTAGCACTGGGGCCAGATTTCATGATGTCTTGCAAACCTTGGGCCATGCCTGATACACCTGTTAAGGCACCTAACCGAATATCGACTTGCTGGAATTTAGCACCCGCATCAATGATGTCGGTCCCTAGTTTTGCAACTGCGCCAATGACATTACCTACACTTGTGAACATGCGGTCAAACACTGCGGTAAAGAAACCTATGCCCATCATGTCGGTGATTTTCATACCACCACTGGATGATGCACCCTTAGATTTTTGCCCACCACCTGCATTAATTTTGTTGGCTTTATCGGTAGCATCCATCAATTTTCTAGTGGAATCAGCAGCTAGATTATTAGCTTTATTGAATCCACTGGTTTTTGATGCTGCTGAATCCATCGCAGATGTGAAACTGGATAGGTCTGCTGTAACACTTAGACTGGCTCTGCCTAGACTTGTATCAGCCATGTCTAATTCCTTTTCTTAGTAACTAACCCGCTTAAAATTGCTGCAAGCATTTCAGGAGTTTGTTTTTGCCCTGCTGCTCGTTCCCCTAACCAATCAGGTATAAAATCAGATAGCTTGTGTTTGCTGGTACTGGTGCAAGCCACTTGGGTATGCTGAACACTTCCAGCTAAGAAATCTAATCGCGCATCCCCTATCGGTTCTATTTTGGAAAATGCTACCCACTCCATAAATTCGGAATGACTCATCTCCTGCTCGATCTCGGACACCATCTTTTTTAAATGACCAGCCAATCTAAATAAAAATAATCTCGATGGGCTGTCTCTTAGTTTTTTTCCGCTTGCTCTACTGCCCCTGCACCTATGCGATT